GTTGATGCGGTTTTCAGGGCACATTACGAAAGTGTAATCAGCACATTTGCAGATAGGGTCTATTCAAACAGGAAGCTGGAAGCATTTGGAAATATAATCCGCGAATTTTATGTCAACCAAGGTGGGCAGAAAATCCGAAATGTAAGCACGACGACACAGATCAATATCTTGAAAGCCATACTGCAAGGTGATGGTGAAGGGTTAAACCCAAGAGAAACCGCCAAACTGATTGAGCAGCGCACTGGTGGGGCTATTGGTCGTGCTAGGGCAAGTACTATAGCTAGAACGGAAACCCACGCTGCGGCCTCTTATGCGACCCATACGGCGACAAAGGAATTAAACCTGCCCATGCAGAAAAAGCGGTGGGTATCTGTTGGAGATGCACGAACGCGTGCGCATCATGCTGCCGCTAATGGGCAAGAGGTTGGAATAGACGAAAAATTTGTCTTGCGGTATCAGGGTCAGGAAATCTTGATGATGCACCCGCATGATGGATCGGGCGGCGCAGCGAACAACATAAACTGCCGTTGTTTGGCTATTTACTTTTCGGACATCGATGACTTGTTTGATGATGTGCCAGCGGCGGAGGTGCAGGATGTTGTGGTTGCGGATGATCTGCCCACAACATTTAGAGATACTGCAATCATGGCAGATAATTTGCCACGGATCGGTAAGAAAAAGGCAAAAGCAGAAATAGACAAGGCTTTGTCAGAGGCATACAAGTTGCCAGAGAACCAAGCGGTTTGGGGGCATCTTGGTACCAATTGGCAGGACATGGATGCTTCCAAACTTGGAGGGTCGGTTTTAAAGTCGTTTAGCGAACGCGCTGTTGAGATGATAAGCTATGTGCATACCGTTGAATTTGCGAAGCTGGCGAAACAAGCTGGAATTCCAAACATTCGCGGCATCAAGCTGGCAACCCGAAAAGGTGTCAATGGTGCTATGGGTGGCGGAGTTTTGCATCTTCGTACAGAGGCGATAGAGGCATATGTCAATACTGCGAAGATTCGTGACCTTGATTTGATTTCTGAGGAAATGAGAGCGGCAAAGATAAGACGCTTTGAAGTGCAAGACGATCTGGACAAATTCAACGAAAAGACAGGCGGGGATATGTTCTTTTCAACGTCAAAGTTAAGCGCAGAAGATTTAGCTGAATATGAAAGACTTAACGCAGCGTTTAAGAAGGCTGATACGGAGTATCGAACCCTTAATTCTGAATACATGGCGGCAAGGGACGCCCAGCGAAGGGGTGCTGGGGGCAGCGTTGCGACTTATAAGGTCGGCGGGGATATTTTAGAGCGGCCTTGGTCAACCAAGGAATATTTCCCCGATGGGTTGGATAAGGTTCGTGCTTTGATGTTTCACGAATTCGGACATCACATCCACCAAAGCTATCGGATCAACGATGCCTATTCGCGATCAAGTTATGTCGAAAAGATATTGCAGAAGTTTTTCAAGGAAACGGCGCGTTCCGAATTGGAATACTGGGCACCAAGTTCCTATGCGATGAGCAATGAATACGAATATTTTGTCGAAAGCCTTGTTATGTACATTTTCGACCGCAAAGATATGACACACCCTAAAATGATCGCATTGATAGATGAGGTTTTAAATGTCAAAAACTAAAGACCGTATATCAGAATTGCTAAGGACCGATAAGCCTTTGAATGCAAAAGAAGAATACGAACTGAGCAATCTTGTTTTCAGCCTTGACGAAGATGACAACTTCCGAATTGCTGCATATGCTGCCATGGACCAAATGGTGCAGCATGGATTGTTGAGTTCTTAATAAATCGCACAAGAGTTATGGGCTTTGACGACTGATAGTGTTTTGTGCTAATTTACCAACAATATCTATGAAAGAGGAACGTCAATGCCGTTACCAAAGCCTAATATGGGTGAAGATCAAAGCGACTTTGTTGATCGTTGCGTTGCGGATGACGTGGTTTCAAGTGAATTTCCAGACTTTGACCAACGGGTCGCTGTCTGTGTTAGCCAATACCAAGAGGGCAGCAAGATGACCGACACAAATAATGACCACTACATTTCCGATGATGAATTGGATGCTGAATTGTTAGAGGAAGCGAAGATGCAAGACGGAACGCTAGATGTTGCTTTTGAATACAAAGCAGAAGATAGCGAAGAAGAAATCGGCGTATTCACTGGCTATGGTTCAATCTTTGGAAACAAAGACCTTGGCAATGATGTTGTTATTGATGGTGCGTTTACCAAGTCAATCGCACGAAAAGGTGCTAAGGCTGTAAAGCTGCTTTATCAGCACCGCCCTGACGAACCGATTGGGGTGTTCGATGAAATCGTCGAAGATCGTCGCGGCCTAAAGGTAAAGGGTCGCCTAGCGATGGGAACCCAACGTGGTCGTGAAGTATATGAATTGATGAAAATGGGTGCACTTGATGGCTTGAGCATCGGCTATCGTGTTGACCCGCGTGATGTTGAGTATGACGAAAAGGGCAAACGCCGTTTGCTAAAGTCGGTCGACCTCATGGAGATTTCTGCCGTTACCTTTCCAATGAACCCACGCGCACGGGTTCAAGCGGTGAAAGGGGCAGAACGCACGGTACGGGAATGGGAAGAACTTCTGCGGGATGCAGGTAGCCTATCGCGTAACGAAGCAAAGGCCGCAGCTTCGGCTGTCGCCAAGGCACTGGAACAGCGGGATGCTGTAAAAGACGAAACGCCTGAAGTCCTTGAAGCAATCAAACGCTTCACAAACATCCTGAAAACCTAACTACGGAGTGATCGTTATGGAAGATCAAGTCAAATCAGCCGTAGACGCAATGGCGGGTGCCTTTGAAGAATTCAAAAAGGTAAACGATGCGCGTCTTAAAGAAATCGAAACAAAAGGTTCTGCCGACCCATTGGTCGAATCAAAACTTGCCAAGATCGAAGCCGACTTGGACCGTTTCGAAAGCGTAAACCAAAAATTGGTTCAACAGCAAAAACATGCTGAAGGTTTCGCAGAAAAATTGAGCGAAATCGAAACAATGTTGAAGCGTCCAGCAAGCATGGTCGAAGCCAAGGAAGTTGATTTGTCTGTAAAAGCATGGGACAAGTTCCTACGCAAAGGTGCAGACGAATTGGACGAAATGGAGCGCAAAGCACTGACAGTCGGCACAGCCGCAACTGCTGGTAACTTGGCACCAACAGAATACGTCAACGAACTGATCAAAGTGATCACAGAAATTTCACCTGTTCGTTCTGTTGCGCGTATCCGTCAAACATCTAACAAAGACATCGAAATCCCGTCCAAAACAGCTACATTCGCGGCTGCATGGACTGCGGAAACAGGTTCACGCACAGAGACAACTGGTTACACCACATCTCTGAACACAATCGCGACACATGAACTGTACGCTTTGGTAGATATTTCTTCTGCATTGCTAGAAGACAGCGTGTTCAACCTTGAAGCAGAAATGAACACAGAGTTTGCAGAGCAGTTCGCGAAAGCGGAAGGCGCAGCATTTATCTCTGGTAACGGTACAAACAAACCAACAGGTATCACCAACGGCACAACCGTTGCTGCTACGACTGCGGCAGGTGCAGCGGCAATCACTGCTGACGACCTGATGAACCTAGTTCATGACCTGAAATCAGAATATGCGCGTACCGCATCATTCATGTTGAACCGTCAAACACTGGGCGAAATCCGTAAATTGAAAGACACTGCTGGTCAGTACATCTTTCAAACTGGTTTCTCTGGTCAAGCTGGTTTGCCAAACACAATCTTGGGCCACACATATGTTGAAGCCCCTGACATGGCAGACATCGCGGCATCTGCGAAGCCTGTAGTATTCGGCGACTACCGCCGTGGCTATATGATCGTTGACCGTGTTTCCTTGTCTGTTCTGCGTGATGCATATACCCAAGCATCTTCTGGCAACGTACGTTATATCGCACGTCGCCGCGTAGGTGGTGAGGTTGTTCTTGCAGAAGCAATGCGCGTTCTGCAAAACGCAGCATCTTAATAACGGAAAGGGGGCTTAACGGCCCCCTAACCTTCAAGGGAGAACCCAATGAAAATTATGATGATTAAGACAGCCAGTGCCATTACGCGCCCAGATGGTGCAGCGACGATGAAATATGAGGCTGGCAAGGAATATGAAGCCACAGAAGACTGGCAAAAACGTGTGTTCGCTGGTATGGTAATTCAAGGCGTTGCGAACGAAATTGGCGGTAATGCTGCGCCAGCAGAAACAAAGAAAAAGTCAGTAAGCAAGACGAAAAAAGCAAACTGATATTTTAAGGAGATAGGCCATTGTCTGGGTTAAAAGTAGTTACAGGGCCAAGCATTGAGCCTATCAGCCGACTTGAAGCGCGTGACCATCTAAGATTAGACGAAGATTTGGACGACGCTCAAGTTCGTGCATA